CATGATTGTTCAGCCGTACGAAGGCGGTTACTGGATGATTCCGTGTGCAGAGGATAACTCGATGTACCAGCAGTACCTAGCGTGGGTCGCTGAAGGCAACGAACCAGAGGAGTGGAACAATGGCAATTAATTTTCCAGATAGTCCAACATTAGATCAAACTTATTCTATTAATGGTAAAATCTATAAATGGGATGGGGAGAAATGGAATATCGTTAATTCTGCCATTGCTGCCCCATCTGAGATATATGACTTAACAGTATTAATGAGAATGGAGACAAACTAATGCCTTTTGCTGAAAGACGATTAACCAACCCGACAACTCTTTCTACTGTTGCATCTACGGTTTATACCGTTCCCGCCCAATACACGACCATCGTTAAACAGGTCGTAGTTACAAATACAACGGCTTCTCCCGCTTCTTTTAACCTGTATATCGGTTCTGCTACCGCTGCTAACGCAATTTTCTCAAATACGACCGTTTCCGCTAACGATTCTGTTGTTATTAACCTTTCACAAGTTCTCTCAAGTCTTGAAATTCTTACGGCATCTGCAAACGCCAACTCTGCTATCAATATCACAATTTCGGGGGTTGATAATAATGGTCCATTAGATCCAGCAACCGTTTATATTGCAGACGGGGCTATAACAACCTCTAGATTAGCAAACGCATCTGTTACAACAGATAAATTGGCAGCAAATTCGGTTGCAACAGTTGCCATTGCAAGCAATGCTGTTACACAAGCAAAACTTAGCACAGATGTTCCGTTAAGTGGAATGAGGAATGTGCTGATAAACGGGGACTTCAAGATTTGGCAGCGAGGCACACTGACATTCGACGGCACGGCATACCGTTATACCGCTGACCGCTGGCAGGCAGTACGAGGCGGGTTTGCCGCTGGACAAAGCCTGACACGCCAGACTGCAAGCCTTGACGGGTTTCAGTACTGCACAAGGGTGGCCCGAGACAGCGGCAATACAAGCACGGCGATTCTCTATTTGGCGCAGACAGTTGAAACTGCCAACAGCATCCAGTTCCAAAACAAGCCAGTCACCCTGTCGTTCTACGCTCGGGCTGGGGCTAACTACAGCGCAGCCAGTTCAGCATTGAACGTCAGGGTTGCTACTGGCACGGGTACTGACCAGAACCATTTTAACGGTGGTTTTTCCAACGAGACAAACATCATCGACAGTAACGTCACATTGACGACCACATGGCAGAGGTTTTTCCTGTACGGGTCTGCTGCAAGCACAACGACGCAACTTGGGCTGACGTTCTTGTTTACGCCTGTCGGTACGGCTGGGGCTGCTGATTACTTTGAGATAACGGGTGTCCAATTGGAGCAAGGCACTCAGCCGACCCCGTTTGAGCAACGCCCCATCGGTGTCGAACTAACACTCTGCCAGCGGTACTACCAGCGAGTAGGTACAACAGCATCAGATTCTGGTCAATATATGTATTTTGCCAGCGGTTGGTTGACTGGTTCTGTCTTGGGTACTGGCTTCCCGCTACGTGTGGACATGCGAAGTACTCCAGCAGTAGCGACTTCTGGAGTTAACACTTTTTATATTGACGCGGCAACTGGTTTTGGTGCAGTGAACGCACTGGCATCGATTAACCATAGAACAGCCCAGTCCATACGTTTTCAAATTGCGTGTGCTGGTACCGCTGGTCAAAGCGCAATGTTGCTATCAAACGGTACAGCAACTGCTTTTTTCACGATGGATGCTGAACTATGATTTATTACACACTTAACAACATGGAATATATTTATTTTGATGGTGATGTTTATTGGACTTTTGACGCCACTCACCGTTTCTATCAGCAGTACCTAGCATGGCTCGCTGAAGGCAATACACCCGAACCGTGGGAGGCCACTGATGCCGATTAGTTCGTTCTCCGCTCCGTCCGCTATCGCCAAACCTGGGGTCTGCACCTCGTCCACACGGCCTGCCAGCCCGTTTGATGGGCAGGTCATCTACGAGACCGACACCGACAAGGCGTTGGTCTGGAACGGATCGGCGTGGGTGTACCTCTCAACGGGAACTGCCAACCCTGTCGGGTTGGTGTACATCAACAATTACACCCTCAGCGGAGGGTCAACAAACCTAACAAGTTGTTTTTCAAGCACATTTTTGAATTACAAAATTGTTGTTGATTTTACATCTGTCCAGTCTGGCTACATTCGTATGCAAATGCTTTCAGGTACGACCGTTGCTCCTTCTGCGTACAGTTCCGTTGGGGCATTCTCGTATTTGTCCGCAGGTACTCAATTTAACGACAACATCGGTACAGGTAACCAAGGTGTAGGAAGTGCGATTGTTGGTGTGAGCGGTGGCGCTGGTGGTATTGCTGAAACTTCAATAGAAGTCATTGCCCCATTTGATTCAAGAGCGACAACTGGTTCGTTCATCGGCTGCGGTCATTTGACCAACAGCGGGTTGCAATACACAACTGGTGGTTTTATGCATTACAGCGGCGGTTCTTATGATGGCGTGATTTTGCTTGCCCCAAGTGGGTCATTTACTGGGACGGCCCGTGTGTACGGTTACAGGAATTAGGAGTCAGCATGAGTGTGTCTAGCGCAAATAGGGGACTAAGACCAGGGGTCTGCACGTCGTCTACGAGGCCAAGCAACCCGTTTACGGGGCAGATTATCTACGAGACGGATACGGGGTTTTTGCGTGTGTGGGATGGGTCAGCATGGGACTACCTCAGCCAGTCGCTTGACTCGTGGACTACGCCCCGTGGAGTGGTAGGCCACGACGGGTCATACGCAACGACAGCGTTTTCCGCAGCGACAACCTTGACTGTGTTCACCTTGTCGTTCACGGTCCAGCCTTCACGCCGTTACATGATTTTTGGTCGCATCGGCGTCCAGGTGACCGGCACGGCAGCAACATCAAATGCTCTATGGGTTGAGGAAACAACACTTGGGAAACGCACCCTTGACTATGACACCCGAGCCATCACCCAGTACCACTGCAAAATGTTCCAAGGTTCTGTCTACTGTTTGGCTTCCGACTTTGGCGTGACAAGCACTGCCGCATCAAAAAGCCTGACGTTGAAATGGAAGTGCGGGGCAAGCGGCGGGTTGAACACTGACCCTGACGGCATTGTCGGAACCAACTCGTTGCCGCATCAGATAACAGTGATGGACATCGGTCCTACATGACCATTTCGGTTTGCACTAGCACCTACAACAACACAAAACTTAATCTTTAAAACCAATTATCATCTACAATATGTTGGTGATTTAATTGAGAAAAATAAAATTAAGAAAAGGTTTTTGGATAATATTACCTGCTCTGTTTCTTTCTTTTTTTGCATCACCCGCAAAAGCTGATGTCTATACGGTCACTGGCGCTTCCGATTTATATTTTGGAATAACACAGTTACAACAATTGACTGTACGAACATATGCTCAACAATATGGCATTGACTCAATGTTGTGGTTATATAATTCTCAAAACCAACAAATTGCAGCCAATGACGATTGGTTTGGACTCGACTCATTTATTGAAATAAATTTACAACCAGGAAATTATCGTTTACGAACAGGTATTTGTTGTGGAAATCCAAATGCTTGGCAAGGCGGGAGTTATGTTGTGGAAACAAATGTTGTGCCCACAAGTATTTCAACGGGTTCAACAACGACAACATCAACTACAACAACCACAAGTACTACAACTACAACGATAGCACCATACTTTAACTCTGTTCAAAATCTAACAGCGGTAGCAGACAACGATGGGAATGTTGTTTTGGACTGGGATGCCCCAACGCCGAGCAACACTGCCCCATATATGTACAACATTTTGTTTTATGACCTCGTTGATGGGGTGGAAACTGGTGGTTGGGGAGTGTGGACATATGCCGTGAACACTTCATATAGTCTCGGTCCGTGGATGTGGCCTGGAACAACTGGATACGGACCAGTTAGATTTAAGATTCAAGCAGGGACAGCCCCATGTGTCGGAGAGGGTGCTGGGTCTTGTATGTACGGCCCCCAGACAACTGTTAATGCTGTGGTGATTGACCCTACTCCACCCACGACTACGACAACTACTACTACAACTACGACAACTACTACGTTGCCACCCACAACAACAACTCAGCAGCCTATTACCACCACAACAGAAGTATTAACTACGACAACCACACAGCTTATAGTGGAAACGACAATATTTCCAACAACTGTTCCTGAATCCACGACAACATCTGAATTACCTAATACTACAATTATACCTGAAACTACAACAACTCAATTAACAACGACAACAACTTCTACAACTTTGGCACCAACCCCAAGAACGACAACTTCGGTTGCCAGAACGACGATTCCAGAGCCAACAACGACCACGACAAGCACCACCATTCCCGCGACAACGACCTCTGTGGCTTTTATAAATACGACAACGACAATTCAACCCTCTAAGCCTATAGAAAATGTTATAGCGGAAGCCAGCACCCCAGAGGAACTAAAAAATGTTATTAATAACGTAGATTTAAGTACAATTAACTCTAGTGAGTTAGTTAGTATTATTGACAATACAGCAATTGATGAATTAAGCGGATCTGAGATCCAAGAAGTATTCGCAGAAATTAACTTTGATGAATTTAGTAAAATAGAATTAAAAGAAATTGCCTTAAATCTTTCTCAAGCATCTGACAAAGTTAAGGAAGCATTTGAAAAAGAAATTGATATTTATGGAAGTGATGCATTCGATGAATATGTACCAACAGGCTCAGCCGTAAATGTCGGAACAAGACGGGTAATTGTCGCAGCAGCCGCTGCTCTTTCTACTGTCAACATTTCAACTTCTTCGACCAGCACATCTGGTGGAGGAAGCAGGAGGAAATAATGATTAAAAAATTAATTAGTGAACTTCACGCCCTGGCTTGGACATTGGGTGGAACAGGTCTTGTTCTTATTACTTTGTCAGGCCAGACAAGGAAATGGGGAATTTGGATTAGCGTCGCATCTCTTGCTGTGCATTTGATTGGCGCTTTAATTTTACAAGGAGAAGATAATGAATAATATGAAAAATATATTGTTAAGAATTCTTGCTGTGTTTGGAGCCTCTGGGCTTGGAGTGATCGGCGCAGGTGCAATCGCTGGGGTCGATCTTCCTAAAGCAATTTTTATGGCAGGAATCGGCGGTGTTGCAAAAGTCGTTCAAGGCCTTGCTGAGGCGTTTCTTGATGATGGCAAACTTGATGCTGATGAAATTGATCAAATTTTTAATGGCCCCGATAGAGGGCAATCAAATGCAAAATAATATATAATTAATTAATAAATGGAGGTATTATGCCAAGAAAATATACAGGTAATACAGATGGCCTTGCTAAAGGTGCGAGACCAGGAACAGAGAAACTATTAGAAATTTGCAAGAATCGTTGGGGCTTTTCTTCTTTGGGAATTTGGGCAAATAGGAGCATGAACAATCCTAAAGCTACTCCTGGAGATCCAAAGTGGTTATCAGTTCACGCCACAGGCCGAGCCATTGATATGGGCTATTCAGATCGGAAGAAAGCTGAAGAAGCTTGGAATTTCTTGCTCGCAAACACAGAAGTTTTGGGTATCGAAGAGATTCATGACTATGCTTACGATAGTAACGTAAATGACAAGGAACTCGGCTGGGGGAGAGGTTATCGTTGCTCACGTGGTGAAGGTGCAAAAGGTGTCAAGATTTATAATTCTAAAGACAATGCAGGCTCACAGGGCGGTAAGTGGATCCATGTAGAGCTTTCTCCAGAAATGGCTGATAATCCTAAGAAACTTGTTGCCGCTTGGAAATCTATTCCAAAATGAGCGATCAAAACTTAGAAAACTCTAAAATAAAAAGTTGTGCATGTGGGTGCCTATGCACAGAACAATGCAATTGTGGTTGTGAAGACTGCAATTGTTGATAACGAATATTATTTCGTATAAAATTTAATTGTTATGGCTGGCAGCAGGAATATTACTATCTATTCTGGTGATACCTATGTTCATGAACTGAGATTAAAAGACGGTTCTAATGCAGCTATCAACATCTCTCAAAGAACTTTTTCTGGACAAATCAGAATTGCCCCATCTTCTACAGAGATTGTTGCTAACTTTGCTGTTAATATCAGTAATGGTGCTGGAGGAATCGTCCAGTTTGTTCTTTCCTCCAATGTTTCAGGAGCGATTATTCCTGGAACATACCATTACGATTTTCAACAAACAGATGGCGCAGTTGTGACAACCCTTGTGGCAGGGAAGGCTCTGATACAGGGAGATGTTACAGATGGCGGGTGAAATAACTGAAATAACTGTTACAAGCGGTGATATAACACAGCTTACAATTGGCGCTTCTGATGTAGCAACAGTCGTGATTCAAACATCCGATACTACTGTTTTAACTGCTGCACCTGCTACAATTAATACAGCAAGCCTAAGTTACAGTGATTCAGCACCAGCGAATATTGCCAGGACCGCAAGCGCTGGAACAGCAATAATAGCAAGCAGATCAGATCATGTTCACTCTGCTGCTAATTTACTTGTTGATGGAGGAAATTATTAATGGCTAATACAATTAGAATTAAAAGAAGAGCTTCTGGAAGCTCTGGAGCACCCGCTTCTCTTGAAAATGCTGAACTGGCATTTAACGAAGTAGATGATATTCTTTACTATGGTGAAGGGACAGGAGGCGCTGGAGGAAGTGCTACATCTGTTCTTGCTATTGGCGGCTCCGGTGCTTTTGCGACATTAAGCACAGAACAGACTCTTACTGGTAATAAAACATTTAACGGTATTGTTATTGTTCCTACTCCATCAGCAAATACACATGCTGCAACAAAGGCTTATGTTGACGGATTAATTGCAAATATATCATCAACATTTACTTTATCTGGAGATAGTGGCACCCCTCAAACGATAACAACGGGAACAGATACCCTTACAGTTTCTGGCGGAACGGGCCTGTCTTCAGTTGTTGGAGCGACTGATACAGTTACAATCAATCTTGACAATACAGCAGTAACTCCTGCAAGCTATGGAGCAGCTGGATCAGTTGCGACATTTACTGTCGATGCTCAAGGTCGCTTGACTGCTGCCGCTAATACATCGATTTCAATTACAGCATCGCAAATTAGTGATAGAACAACAAATCTTGTTACTGGTCTTACTGGTACTGCAAATGAAATTACAGTTTCTAACTCGGGGGTTGGCGCTGTTACTTTGAGTCTTCCATCTAATGTGACAATTTCAAATAATTTAACTGTAACAGGGGATTTAACAGTTCAAGGGAATACCACAACCCTAAATACAGCGACACTTGTTGTTGAGGATAAGAATGTTGTTCTTGCGAATGTTGCCGCTCCAACAGACATAACAGCCGATGGCGCTGGCATCTCTGTTCTTGGAACGAGCACAAAAACATTCAATTGGGTTGATGCAACTGATTCCTGGACGTCTTCGGAGCATCTCAACCTCGCCTCTGGAAAAGTTTTAAAATTTAATGGAACAACAATTCTTTCTAGTACAAATCTGGATAATGTGACAGTTGATGGTGGTACATTCTAAGTAGGAGGTTTTTATGGCTAACACCATAAAAATTAAAAATTCTAGTACCGCGAATTCTGCCCCCTCTGTCCTTGAGCACGGTGAAATTGCCATCAACTATACGGATGGTAAAATTTTCTACAAAAACAATTCCAATACAATTGTTTCTTTTGCTACATCAATATCTATCAATGATTTATCAGATGTTGTTATATCGTCCCCAGCTTCGGGTGATGTTTTAAAATATGATGGAACAAATTGGGTCAATGATGCAACTATAAATCAAAATGATGCAACTATAAATCAAAAAATTTCTGATTTATATATAATGACATATATGGAAATTATATGATAAATGTTTATTTGGTAAAATTGATATACAATGGATGAAGTAAAAATTAATACATCAAAGACAGTCACACTCACACTTCCGAGTGACCCTGCTGGGAATACTGTTAGCGCTTCTCTTTATCATGAGTTTGGTGATCTTGTTTCTGGTCCAACTGGTGCAACCAGAGCTTCGGAAGGGGTTTACACAATTACATATGGCCAGCAAGCCAGTGGAAACTATATTTTAAATTCAGCGGGTAAACATAGAATTGATTTTACATTTACTGTATCGGGCACATCTTATACAAAATCTGCCTATATAAATGTTTACACCCCCTACATAACTTCATCAGATTTTTTTACGATGTATCCAGAACTTCAGCAATCAAAAGGTGCTTTATTTGATAAATATGAAAGAAAATCTAGAGCAATAATTAATACACACTGTGGGCAGTCATTTGACTACTACCCAAATAAAAGTCTTACGATTGATGGTAATAATCATAATATTTTACACTTGCCATTTGCAATAAGTACACTTACAAAAGTGACACAAGATCCTGGTAAAGATTATGCTGAAATTGTTTATGATTCAACAACATCTTCATCACAGAATATTGAGAGAGTTAAACAACCTTTTAACTTTGAAGCCTCTTATTATATAAGATTTAAAGCTGATGCAATTGATAAAGCAGATAAATTAACTGTACCTACAAAATTTAGATTGAGGTCTGATTATAAAATTGAGGGTAATTTTGGCTGGAATTCTGTTCCATTGAATGTTCAGCAAGCAGCAGAATTAATTATTGCTGATTTAATGAATGACGACTCTGAATACAGAAGGCATGGCATTTATTCTATTGATATAGATATTGTCAAGATGAAAATGAAAGATTCTTTTTATGAGTCTACAGGCAATATTGAAGCCGATGTCCTCTTAATGGACTATACCTTGTTTGTGATGGATTATGTGGTCTGATGGCATACAAGAGTTTTTTACGGTTTTCACAAACTGCTGATATATATACAAAGCAAACTGTAATTAGTGCAGCGGGGCAGAAGACTTTTACTTTTACTCTTTCTGCAACTGTTCCAATCAATATTCAATCTCCTCAAGCATCTGGCAGTGATAAAAGAGTAGTTCCTTACCAAGAATTTATTGCAATTCATGAAATGATTGTTCCAGGAATGTATGCAGATAATATTGATTATCAAAATAGAATACAAAATATAAAAGATAGATATGGCAATGTCCTTGAAATTGGACCTTTTGAGATTGTTTCAATACAACCAAAATTTGGTTTCAATGGCAAAAAACATCACATACTGGCTACCATCAGAAAGGTGGTAGAAACATCATGATCATAATTACTCATGATTTAGACCGCCTATCAGATCAATTATTAACAATGCATTCTGATATTAAAGAAGTCATTGTTAGAACATACACAGACCATCATCTTCAAATCTTTGAAGATCTGGTGTCTAAATTTGGTGAAAATTTAAGATATACAAAAATAAAATTGAATATTGATAGTGATAATTTTTCAATAGAAATTGATGATGTAAATGAATACGCATTGAGAGATAGAAGTGGGGCTGATGCCCAAATGGTTGCAGATTATGCAGCAGATCTTTTTAACAATAAAATAATTGAATTACTTAAAGAGACACCTTTATTTAGAGAGGGGTCATGACAATATCAACAATAGCGGTTTATGATGTCAATTTGTATTTAAAAAACGATAATACAATAATATCAATTGCTGGTAAGACAATGAATTTCTTTCCAGTTGTTGCAACAGATAATGAACCAGCCCCATTTGTGGTTTATTTCTTTAACCCAATCGCTCCAAATGTGGAAGAATATTGGCATAGATATGACATTATAAAATATTCAATTTTTGATACCAATGTTGACCGTCTTTTTAAACTCTCGGAAAGATTTATAGAACTACTTAATATTGGAAACAATATAGCTAAATCTGGGGGGGTGCCTGGTACCGATGTCAGAATTCTGTCTTCCTATCAAATTGGAGCAAATCTTGTATCACCCCTTGAAATAAATGGCTGGTACAGGATGAATTTAGACTTTAAATTGTGTTATGTTTCCAGATAGGGTGGTACAATAATATTATATGGAGTATACTACTATTACATATGTCGGGAAACTACCCGGCTACACAGTCAGGATCGGAAAGAATATATATGAATTTGAATGGAATAAAGGACTTGGAATCGGGAAAAGAAATGATGAAATCCGGCTTGATCATGTTAAAAAGATCGCTAAATGGCGTGACAAAAAAGGCAAAAGAATTTTTGTCCTTGAATAATTTAGGAGGAAACTAAAAATGGCAGTTAATGTTTCTAACATTGTTGTCGGTGAGGCGACCCTTAAGGTGGGCGACTCAGCCAATGCTACTAGCATTGCAGCAATGAACAACTTCAGCGACATCGGCGCTACTCAGAATGGTGTTGAAATCTCTTGGGAGCCAGATATGGTTGACATTGAAATCGACCAGTACGGTGACGCTGCAAGAGTTGTGCAGTCAAAGGTTAAGGTCATGGTCAAAACGACTCTGGCTGAAGCCACATTGAACAACCTCGCTCTCTCTTGGAACTACGACTCAGTTGGTGCAACTGACGTTGTTGCAAACAATGATGGCGCGAATACCAAAACATTCTTGTTCGGTGGTCAGAGCGTGTTCCCGTTTGAGAAGGCTCTCGTCATCACGGGCGTTGCCCCAGGTTCGGATGCATCAACAACTAAGACCCGTAAGTTCTATACAAAACGTGCAATTTCAATGGAGAGCACCCAGCTCACAATGAAGCGTGCGGAAGCTTCGGTCTTCGCCGTTGGTTTCAGAATTCTTCCAAAAACGGAAGATACTGGCTACGAATACGGCAAAATCATCGATCAGACATAATTTAAAATATTATTAATTGGCAAACCCTCAAGATCTTGTGATAAACTTGTATCTTGAGGGTTTTTGCTTACCCTCTTGACTAAGGAGATAAAATTAAAAATGGCTGATAAGAATAAAGACATTCTCGGGGGGACCGAGATTTTGTTTGCCGATGGAAAGAAAAGAGTTATTAGACCTCTTACAATCAGGAATCTTCGTAAATTTATGAAGGTTGTCAAAGATCTAAAGATGGATGATACTCTTGAAGATAAAGATATTGACATTATGGTTGAGGCAGCATCGATTGCTCTCTCTAATGTTGATGCTGAACTTTCAGCAGATCTTGATAAACTTGAGGATGCGCTTGACCTCCGTTGCTTCGGTGAACTGATGTCAGCAGCAATGGGTTCAGACCCTTCCTGACAAACGGGAGCGGGGAGGGATCTTCTCAATCATGGGAAGATCTTCCGCTCCTGAAATATGAATGCGAAATTTTTATAAGGACTGGCGCATGGCGCAGCATCTCAGAACTTGAAGACAATCTCACATTAGATGAGATGTTTCTTCTTTATCGCGCATGTATGAATGAAAATTCTTCACACATGAAAATGCTTGCAGCTTCGCAAGGTGCTGATGTTGATCTTAATGAAGATTGGTACGATCCAGATCCGCCAGAGGTTATTAACAGTTCAAATATTGGTGCAATACCCATTGGATTGGGTTATGAGAGTAATTAATAATTGCGTTTATTGACGTAATATATTATTATTAAATGGGACAATCATGACGAGTGCAAATGCAAATGTAACTGTAAATGCCATAATTGACAGAGCATTTGAAAACGCGATGGCTGGGATGCAGCGCTCAATGTTGCAAACCATTGCAAGCATTAATGGCTTTAATAGATCACAAAGAGCTGCTAATTCTAGTGGCGGCGCAATCTCAAGGACTCTTAATCAAATTTCCAAGGAAGGCAGAGGTTTGTCCGCCTCTTTTTCTAAAGCAAAAGCAGACCTAGCTGGTCTTGATGCTGCATTCAAAAAAAATAAAACAACGATAGCGCAGCTTGAAATTTCTATTAAACAATTAGAATCAGCAAATCGTAGACACGGATTAAGTACAAAAACTGGTTTTAACACAGGTCCATTGAAAGCTTACAAGTCCCAACTTGAAAGTGTAAATGCAATGCAAAAAGAGTTAACTAATACTCAAAGAGCAATGAATTTTAATGAGTTGGGTAAGAAATTCAATAAGAGTGCTCAAACATTATCTTATGCGGGAATGAGAATGACATATGGTCTTTCTCTCCCCATATCGATGTTCCTTCGTACAGGTTTCCAATCATTAAAAGCTCTTGATAAAGAAGTCATAAGAACAGGGAAGCTTATCGCAGATAGTTTCTCAACAGGAGCAGATGGTATCAAGGCATATAACGCTGCTATGGCAGAACTTGATACTAGATTAGATAAACTATCAATTAGTTGGGGTGTCTCAAGAGAACTTGTACAGGGTCTTGCAGGAGATTTTGCCGAAATTGGTATTTCAGATCCTAAAGCACTAGCGAACCTTGCACAATTTACAGCTGAGTTTGAAAAACTTGGTAACGTTGACATTACTCAAGCTCAAGCTGCAATTCAAGCAATCTATCAACAAATTGCAAGAGTTAGAAGAGATCAAGGTTTGGCAGTTACTGGGACTAAAGCAATCAATCAAATGGTTGAAGAAGTTCGCGGTGCAATTGCATTCTTCAACTTTGCTGAAAATAAGACAACTCTTTCTTTGAAAGACATGGCAGATGCTTTCCCAGAAGTTTCTGCTGCAGCAACATCTTTCGGTTTAAATATGCAGACAACTGCGGCTTTATTGGCACCAATGGTTGGTGCTGGGTTCCAAGTTGGTGCTTCTGCAAACTCAATTAAAGTTTCATTACAAAGACTTATTGCCCCAACCAAAAAGAATCAAGACATCATTAAAGCATTGACAAGGGTTCTCGGAAAAGATTTTCGTCTTTCAACAAAAGTTGGTTCCGAGGGCATTCAGGACTTAATTGATGGTTATACAAAACTTCAAGACAAACTGGGCGATGCGGGTGCTCTGACATTCTTTGCGGAACTGTTTGGTGTTCGCCAGGGCCCAAGAATGGAAGTTTCAATTAAGCAAATGTCTGAATACCAGCAATCATTAGACAAAGTTGGTTCTGCTGAAAACAAATTGGCAAAAGATCTTGAAAAACAAATTAATGCTCAACTAAGACTAAATAGCCAAAGAGGTAGGACTACTGAAGGACAACAAGTTGAACTTGTCCAACTGAATAAAATTAAAGATATACAGGATGTAATAGGCCAATCTCAAGAAAAGGATAAAGATGGGGCCTTTACTGCAAGAGCTTTAATTATTCAAAAAGCTCAAGAAGCCGAGGTTAAAAGACTTAAAAATATAACAAGTGAAACAAAAGGGTACAATAAAGAAGTAGAAAAGGGAAATACTCTTTTTGGCACACGCTTTGATTCAATTCAAACTGAGTCTGGAAAAATATTATCTGGAGCAATGTTTGGAACTGCTGTTACGAAAGAGACATTAGAAGCAGAGCTAGAAAGGGTTCAAGGCTCTTTGCAAGTTCGTTATGGTCGGTCAAGAGAAAGTATTAAATCAATAGCAAGAGAGCTAACGATTGTATTTGGTGATTTGCTTTCAGCAATTAATCCAATTCTTGAAAAAATTAGTACATGGATTCAGCTCCTCCCATCGGGAACCAAGAAACTTATTGG